CTGTGCGACGTCGCACACACTATATAATATGTTAGAGGACGATTATTCGCCCTCTGCGTTACATTCCGGTAATCCGGCAATGCTGGTTAATAATGACAGGATTCCGGCCAGTACTGATGCTGATACTACCAGCTTTGCGTCTACCTGACCGAGTGCTGTGGCTGTTCCGATCGTTGCTACTGCTGTCTGCGCTACAGTTTTGATTGCTCTGATCCCTGCTTTCTTCATCCATTTTTTGGTATCTACCGATACCTTAAATACACAATTTTTAAACATAATTATTCCTCTCTTTCATGTTGTGGTTCTGTCGGTAATGCCATGAGTGCATTATACATTTGTGTACCTACACCATTTCCTTTCAACGTGTGGTACTGCTTATACTCATCCTCTAATGACTGTTTTACGTATAACGGACAATATCCGTGATCATCATGGTACTTATTGTAAAGTCTTATTAAATCCGCTCTTAATAGTGCACGTATTCCTCTTCGCATAGCTATCACCTGATAATATATGTATGCGATAGCTGATACCACGAACGAAAGTAGTGCCCAATTTTCTGATAAAAACTTGATCATGTGTGTTCTCTCTTAATTCATGGTATAAAAATAAGACCTCTAAGGTCTTGCTCTAATCTCCATATTATCATTCTTATTTTTCTAATGCTGCCTTGATTGCTTCGAGATCATCGACAGTCAACGCCGGATAATCTGCTGCAATGTCCTCAAAAGCTTCTCCGTTCTTGATTCTGATACGAAACGCTCTTACCATGATTTTCATTTTTAAATTGTTTAAAGTTTTCATTGTTCTTAACCTCCAATAATATCTGCCATCATCAGTATAATATCGTCTGATGTGGACTTTAGTTCGTCTGTTGTTGTTTCTAGGCTGCTTATTCTTTCTTCTGGCGTTGGCTCTGGCGTGGGATAGACTGGGTCTTCCACAAGTATCCACACCTGCCTAATCGCATTCTCTCCCTCCTCCCACTCCGATTCCCAGTGCTTACCCTCCGTTACCTCGATTGGCATATCTGTGTACAGTACAGGCTTGTAGCCCAACTCTGCGAGCTTATCTGCGGACGGGTTGTTGACCGTGTGCCCTTGCCACTGTACGGTCTTTGGCGCACTTCTAAGATAGCCGTTTTCTAATTTTGCGTACATTTGTTATCACTCCTTTCTTGACTTGATTTGCTAATAATTTTCTGCTATTTCATATATACACCAGAAATATTTATCGCCTTTGGTATAGTGCCATTCCGTATTGTATCTTAATTGTCTTAGCCAACCATCCTTTAAATACATTGTTGAATAGCTTAGAAATGATTGACTTTGTGTACTTGACAGTATCGTGACACGTCTCTGGTTTTCTATGTCAAAGTTTCCTGGTGCAACGTTATCTGCTTTTTTAGTATATTTAACCCAATAACAAGCACCAACAGTTTTATTTACAATAGGTCTGTCTTCACTTATTCTGTAGAAAATAATTCCATAATTCTCCGGCACATCTGTTATACCGATGTTGAACATCTGAAAATCATCCCATATATTGTTAGAATCCAAACTGCTAAATTACCATCATATATCAATTGCCACTCTTTCATCTCTTCTACCTCCTGTGCCTTTGCCATCATCATTCGCCGTCTTAACATATCTCCACGGCATTCTTGGCACAGGATTTAGAATCAACTAAGCCACGTCTGTCTGTCTGTCTGTCTGTCTGTCTGTCTGTCTGTCTGTTAGGATTTTATTACTTACCATTTTTATTGCAACCTCCTATCTTGCATACAATCTAGCACTTGTTCCCTTAATCATGATATTTACTCCCCACATTGTTTTAAAAAATATTTTCCCCGTGTTCATTTCATTTGGATTTCCTCTTCCAATAAAAGCAGAACAACTTTCTGGGTTAAATACATTTATATCTCCCATTCCATGCCATAAGTTTTCTGGTGTAATTTTTTTCAAGTAAACACCAAGATACTGCGTTTTACCTTTATTATTCGCTCTAGCCAAAAGACTCCTTGAATAGCAAATACCAACACCGCTTTTATTCTCGCTGTTAATCGTCATTCCAGTTTCATCAGCTGTATTTGATACGATTGTTCCAACCAAATATAACTCTGATATTTCTTTCGGGACATCCCACTCAAAATATGCTACAGCATCGTCACCGTCAACGCTTTTTACTCCATAATCAACCCATTCTTTCACTTCATTTTCCTCCTGTCCATTCATAAGCATCATTCTCCGGCGGTTCATATCGTCACCGCCCAACTTGACAGGAGCGAATCAGCTACAGTATCATCGCCCTGACTGACTGACTGACTGACTGACTGACTGACTGACTGACTGACTGACTGACTGACTGACAAGATTGTGTTTTATTCTGTATTTCATGTCAACTACCTCCCCATAACAAAAATTTTACTTCCAACGCCAAAATATTTTGTGTAACTTCCAATGGCTATATTTTTTACACTTTCTACAACTTTAATAAATTGAAGAGCACCATTTTCTTTAGCCAATGCAAGCGGTGTCGCATTTGACGGTGATACTTGTGTGCTAGAAGCTCCCGTATTACCACTTACCATTGAAAACATTGGTATGACATATCTATCCACTATTTCAAATCTAAAAATATAACATTTATTATTGTTCCCATTTGCGTTATATGCAAGATTCTGAATGTTACCAGTTACTCGATTTTCAAAGCTACCCCATGCGTTTTCTGTGTTAATACTAATGCATCCGTTACAGATATTCGTAATGTCTGCATCATTCGCAAAAAATATGCTCACATAAAATTCAGTACACCCTTGTGCATTGATAAGATATTGAGTAATCGAATTGTCTTCAACTGTCTTATCTAATAAGATTTTCCATTCTTTTCCCATTTCTGCCACCTCACTTCCTAGCGTTCTTCTCCGTTCCATTAGCTCACACTCCAATTCTGTGATGTAAGTAATCCCTCTAAAATTGACACCTCATATACCTTGTTCGCATCGACCGTAAAGCTACCAATATTCACATTGGATGGATGTACTACTCGTGTAGCTGTTGCTCCCGACTTGAATATAAAATGTACCTCGCCCGTTTCCTCTCCGATGGTATAGGTTAGGCTTGCCATTTCTGGGAAGATATAGAGCTTGTTAGGCTCGAGTATTACTGTGGTATCTGTAGCAAGTTTTTCTATTCTTTCGATGCCACCTGTCTTGATTGTGATTGCAATGGCTTCGTTTCCATCATAAGTGTGTGCTTTACCACCATACATGATTGTTAAAGCTTTTGGATTGGGGAGAGTGGTTGGTACTGTGGGGATTGTTGGCTTTCCTTTTAAGTCTTCATAGTTGCCAGAAAAATTACTCTTGTCGTTCCACGACTGTTTCTCTGCGTCCGTAACTGTACGATGTTCTGAATCATCCTGTAAATCGGACAGATTTTTCGGGATTTCCGTTGTGTCCGGCAGTGCTCCGACTTCGCTTGCTGTATAAGTAGGTTTTTCTTCCTCTTTTGCCCATGCTGGTACCGTTGGGATTGTTGGCTTTCCTGTTAAGCTTTCGTAATTCCCGTCAAAATCACTCTTGTTATCCCACGACTGTTTCTCAGTGTCAGTAACGGTACGGTGTTCTGCATCATCTTTTAGGTCAGATAAGTTTTTCGGCACATTGATTGGATTCGCTTCCATATAGGTAGATACCGCTTCTGTTACCTTTTCCTGTGGGATTTCCGTCACATTATCAAGTCTGGTAAGAATCTGCTCGATGATATCTGGATTTCTGTCCACTACCTCATCTGTAGCTTCCAGACCTTCCAGTACAGTACCTTCTGCAATGGTGGTATTCCATTCCGGAATTGTTCCATCTCCCTTTTTGGCACATACAATGAACTTAATCTGTCCCTTATATGCGACCACATCTGGGCCGATCAGCCATGAATATGTGATATAGTCGCCATCCGTCTGTACGTCCTCTACCAAGTACGGATATTTATCTCCGTTGGCATTTTGATAGTTAATGTACAAATGCATGGTAGACAGATCTATGTTATCCCCTGCGATTTTTGGACATCGAAAATGCTTCCTTTCGGAGTTCCCGTCATTTGCTACACCGAACAGCTTTTCGGATGCCGGGACTGTAATCACACGGGTTTCCGGGTTGATTTCAAAAATGTCGTTGACCGGTTCGACCACCGATGCTGCTAATGCTTCTTCTACGGTCATGATTGATACACCTCCACTTCGTTCGTTGTGATTCTGTATCCTTTCTTTTCTCCTACCAGATATACATTCCATCGCTTATATCCCGTAATTTCATCCGGTACGGCGCATTTGCCGTTCACAATCGGTACAGGATATTCTTTGTCGTATCTTGAAAAGACGGCCGCTTTCTTGCAGCCGTCCCATTCTCCGTCGAAGTTATATGCTGTGTACAGATAGCCTTTCGTGCCAGCAATTAATCCGGAAAAGTCTCCGTCCTTACTTAACTTTTGTCCGTTAATCCGGAACTGCAGTATTCTCATTTTGCTCCCCTCCCGCAATCAGATCCGCCATCATTAATACGATGTCGTCCGTAGTTACCTCGAGTGCGTCAATTCGCTCTAGCTGCGACTTTCCAACTTTATGTAATACAACTCCTAGGATTCCTGCTGTGTATTTCATGATTCCCTCAAGTTCCGTGTAATTCTCATAAGTTGCGACTGTGGACTCCCGTTCTTTCACAACCATCTTTTTTGTCTTGGTCTGATCAGAAAACATGGTTTTCAAGTCTTCCTCTGACGCCGAAATTGTCTTGATCAGAAGTCCTCCGTCTGGCCGGATTTCTGCAGACTGAACTGTTAGTTCTGTCGCATCATTAAATACAATCTTCATATTCCCATTCCTCCTAAGATCCATAGTTATACCCAACTACCCTGTATACCCTGTGGTGTGGTGTATTAGATACAGTCCATGCTACACTTCCAGCCGTGCTCCCGAAGTTAATCTGCCGGGAAGTCTCCGGCTTGCAAGTTTTCCCGGATACATTCAGTATCGTATTCATTAGCTGCATTTTCGTGCCGTCTCCGGATGACATCCTAAACGACGTCATGTCAAAGAGCATATCCCCGCTCGATACTGTCTGACTTGTCGGAAGCTTAATGCTCTTTTGCGGTGCCTTATGTCCGGCCACGTCACTGTTGTAAAAGATTTCTATGTAATCATAATTTTTTACACTGTCTGACAGCGTAAACGTTCCGGTAGTGCCATCTGCGTTGTAGTACAGAAGCGTATGTGTTATTCTTCTTGTACTTAATTCGTTGATTTTATTTAATAAGATCCAACTCGTCGGAATCACCTCAAACATTTTCTCTACAGCTGTAATACTCAACCCTTCGATTTTCACACGGTACAGTGGGTACTCTCGCACTTTACCGCCTGCATAAATATCGTCTTGCGTCAGCTCCGGATCTACCGCCGTTTCTCCGGCTGTTCCCTGGATTACTTCGCAGGTCATGGTGTCAATTCCGCCCGTTCCTGTGGTTTCGAATTTTGCTACGATGATATCATTTCTGTTCTTTCCCGACTGTCCATTCATAATCTCGCAATCTTCATATTCTCCATATGGGATCCTTGCCATATGCCCGTCTACGCACAGCACGCCATCAGCTATTCTTACTTTATTATTGCTCAATACAGTAGCTTTACATGCCTGTCCGATCGTAGATACACCATCACCGCCGAATATCGCCTTGTATATAGCAGCATCGTCTTCTGCATATATATGTGGCTCTGCTTCTGGTGGAGTGTTTATATTAAGTGCTTTTAATCCCGCCATTTTAATCATCCCCTTCTACTTTGTAATCAATCGTTATTTTTCCGTTTTGGCACTTTACAACCTTTTGTGTGACTGGTTTGATAACCTGCGTATCCGTTATAGCATCGTAGCCGGATACTATATCGCCAAGCTCCAGATCTATATCATCAACTGTCATGGTGCATTTCTTGTAGCTCTGCAGTTCTTTCAGTTTTTTTCTTCCATCCTCTTCGAGTTTTTCTTTGTCCGCACTGGAATAATCATATATCGCCTCTATTTCTTCTGAGCCTTTGTAATATTGCGTTTTTCCGATCGTTCCGTCTTTCTGTACGTACAGGTGTAAGACGATTCTGTCCTGATTCTCGCCTTGTCCAGCACATACCAGATGGTTTACGCCATTACGGTTATCTCTTACAGTTACATGTATGCCATCTTCCTGGCTGTACTCCAGATCCTTTGAATAATCTTTAATCCGTGCTGCCCGTACTGTTACATAACCATATTCCAGTCCCTCTGGCTGTACGTAACAGATCTGTAACCTGCATCCATAATTGTCTACAAGCTTCTGCAGGGCATCATAGAGCGTCACGTAGCGGTCGACCCGCCAGTTATTCACTGTTATCCCTGTATCTGCTTCCGGAACGGCAAAGAGACCGCCAAAGCGATCTCCTATCAATGTTCTGATTACTGTATTTAATTCTCCTGACAGTGTCAGATGATCTTGTCCGGCCGGTGGCTCAACTACCTTGTACTCCAGCATTCCTCGCCATGTTCTTCCACGCAGTGCAACTTTTCGTGTACTGGATATAGATTCGATGTCTCTAATAATTCCCCCATACTCTGTTCCCCGAGCGAATATCCGGCATCCGTATCCCACGCGTTCAGTGTCATAATCTGACACCGCTATCGTGACCTCGAAATCATTTGTGTTTCCAATGTCCACATCTGCCTCCGCGCTATCGCACAGTTCTCCGCATTCTTCTCCGGTCGGTTTTGTCGTTATGAAACGAATTTTTGATATTGCGGCTGTGTCTTCTAAGGTGCTGTTGTCCATTTCGGTATACTCCTTTCTTCGATTACGGTAATGTCAAATTCGAATTTTCCCGTCCAGGATACCATCTGTCGCCCCGGCTGAATCTTTTGGAAGAATTCTCTTCCTTTGCTCCTGCAGTGGTATGCGTTCATCTCTTCGCCATTCTTCAGTACTTTTACTATAGTTCTGGAACGGCTGTCAATTCGAAGATATTCTCCTGTTTCCAATGTAATATTGACCAGATATGTGTTGCTTCCTATCGTAACTTGAGGATTGACAACTGGTCCGTAAATAATCATTTGAAAATTTGATGATGTATAATTCGGATTAATAAGGTAGTTGCTCGTCATTCCGTTCGCGTATCGATACGGATATTTTCCCGGATACCGTTTATTATCGCTCGACGTGATTCCATAGCTGTGAAATGTATATGTTTTTTTGTCGATCCAGTAAGGTGTGAACGCTTCTACTGTAGTGTCCACATCTACTGTATAGAATATCTCATCGTACTCTTTCGGATTTAATTCTGTTATATAACATTCCAGATAATAATCTCCCACCCATAGTTTTCCAGGCTTTTTTTCAATGATGTCTATATCTGTTATTTCGTTCAGCTGGTCCATTACATCGCAATATTCTTCTTTTGTATCCGCGTATACTTGCAATGTTATTTTTTTGCTCATTCCGGTCCTATAGAATTTATCCAACTTTTTTCTATTTGCATTTACATTTTCCGTTGCGGAATATTTCCACTCTTTCCCATATAATTCCGTAATATCCTCGATTACCACTGGCCAGTTGTCCAAATCCATCCTGGTTCCATTATTATTTTCATAATATATCATTCAGTAACCTCTCTTATCACTCGTCCAAATTCTCTGCCATTGTATTCCACAGTAGTATGTACTTTTGCCATAGCCATGGCAAGTCTGTCATAGTCTATTGGATCTCTTTCTGTTCTCTGTAATCGTTCCAGTCCTCTCTCAACAGCATCTGCTACATACGTCTGGAGTACTGTGATCGGTGTGACTGCTTCCGGCCCTGCTTCGCCTACTCCCTGCCATCCGAGACGGGTAGGGAATATGGTAGGTTGGTCGAATATCGCTCCTTTTGCGCGCCAGGCGATACTGAAATGTGGTACTGATGGAGGTGTCAAAGAAAATTTTCCTTTGATATTTATGTGCGGCAACTTTAAGTCTGGAAGTTTCCAAGAAAAATGAAAAGCACTCTTAATAATTGATATCGCATTTTTTACCGCGTTTCGTGCGCCGTTAATTCTAGTGGTGATTCCACTCTTAATTCCTTCGAATATACTTATCACCATGCTTTTTGCACTGTTAATCGGTCCCGTAATATTGCTTTTTATAGTTTCGAATCCTGCCTTTGCCGATGTTTTCACACCATTTATTCTTGTGGTGATTCCACTCTTAATTCCTTCGAATATACTTATCGCCATACTTTTTGCACTGTTAATCGGTCCCGTAATATTGCTTTTTACAGTTTCGAATCCTGCCTTTGCCGATGTTTTCACACCATCTATTCTTGTGGTGATTCCACTCTTAATTCCTTCGAATACGCTTACAACCATCGCAAATGCGCCGCTGATCGGAGATATGATATATGTTTTCACAAGTGTAAATCCGTTTAACACTATAGTGGCGATCGTATCTATAACACCACTGATTCTCATACTTATTTCATTCCATGCCTGTATAACTGTATCTTTGCAGTTCACCCATATGAATTGGAATGGTAATGTGATAATCTGGAATGCTGCCGATATTATTTCTCCAATCAACATAACGCCAACCGTTATAATATTACCGATTGTTTGGAATATTCCCGATACTTTTTCCAATATCGATGCAATTCCATCGCCCACAATGCCGGTGATTATTTGTAATGTATTCGAAATTTTTTCTGCAATACCTGTAATTTTTTCTATGACACCGCTTATAAACGTATCTATGCCACAAATATGTATTAAAGTTCCGAAGAAACCTGCAAGTCCTGAAACAAATCCATCCAGTGCACCTGCTATTTCTCCCCATAATCCGCTAAATACTTCTACAATGCCTGTCCCAAACAATTCCAGGCCTGCTTGTGCCAGATCTATATCACCAGTGAACACTCCAACTATCATATCGCCCAATCCGGACAGTATATCTATAATTCCTCCGACCGCGCCAATTAATGGTTCAATCATGCTTAAGACAGCGCTGAAGCCTGCTGCCAGTAAACCAATAGCCGGTACCAAGATTGCTGCCAAAATTGCGCCGATCGCCTTAAATAGATTTTCAAGCCCAGACAGCTTATCGCTCAGTCCGGATATTGCACTTTTTATTCCGCTTAGTTTTTCATCAATATTGATTCCGTCTAGGAACCCTGTGATAGAACTTTTTACAGTGTCAATAATTCCTGTTATGAAATCTCTGAATGATTCGCTTTTATTCCATAAGAGAACCATTCCAGCCACCACTCCGGCTATTGCAGCTGTTACTAATAGAATTGGTCCTAGAGCCACTCCTCCAGCCCCTGCCATCGCAACTCCAGCTCCTTCTGCGGCTGTTCCAGCTTCCGCTGCCGCTACTGCAGTTCCGGCAAAAAGCCCGCTTATTTTTGCTCCGAGTCCAATAACCGAAGATATCCCGATAGACACCTTCCCGATGCCGATCAGCAATGGAGACAATACCGCAACTATTCCCATGATGCCGAGTATCATTCTCTGCTGTCCGCCGTCCAGATCATCAATTTTCTGTGCTAATCCTGTGATTTTCTGTGTCCCTTCCGCAATCATCGGGAGAAAGATATTCCCAAGGGTGATTCCGGCATCATACAGATTGTTCTTCATAATAGCCAGCTTCAACGCCGTCGTTTCATAACGTTTATTCGCTTCATTGGTTAATGCTGTGTTTTCTTCCCAGGCATTCTTTCCGGTGCTGATTGCCGACGTAAACACATCACTTGCATTCGCAGATCTTAGTAATGCATCACGCATTCTCGTTTCTGTGATCCCCATGTCATTTAAGACTTTGATTGCGGAATCGCTTTCTCCTCCACATTTCGAAAGTCCTTCGATAAATGCTTCTAATGCGCCTGTGGCATCTTCTTTGAACTTTTTAGAAAATTCACTGGTGCTCATTCCTGCTACGTCTGCCCAGTCTTTTAGCGAATCACTGTTAGTTTCTACAGCAAGTTGCATTTCAATTAATGCTTTGCTGAATGCTGTACCACCCGCCTGTGCTTCCATTCCGACCGAACTTAATGCCGTAGCAAGCGCAAGGATGTCAGATTCTGACATTCCTACCTGTGTACCCGCAGATGCAAGGTTGGTCGCCATGTTCATGATGTCTGCTTCAGTAGTGGCGTAGTTGTTACCCAGATCTACGATGGTGCTTCCCATCTTCTTATATTTTTCATCCGCACTCATAGAGGTGTCTGCCGCCAAGCCGGTAATATTTGCGAATTTCGCAATAGATGTTGCTGCATCCTCTGCCGACAGGTTGGTGGAATTGCCCATGTCGATCATAACTCTGGTGAATCCCAGAACATCCTGAGTCTTAATTCCTAATTGTCCGGCTGCTTCTGCAACCTGCGAGATCTCTGTCGTAGAAGCAGGTATCTCTTTTGCCATGCTCCGGATTCCATCTTCCAACTGTTGGTAACTGTATACGCACTTGCCGTTTGCATCAAATACTTCATCTGATGTTTTTTTGACACCAGCAAAAGCAGATTCAAATTGTATGGCAGCTGCTCCGGATGCTCCTAACGCTCCAGCGGCCGCTGTACTGACCACTTTCAGATTCTGTCCGACTTTTTCCGTCCCTTCGCCAAACTTTCCAAGCCCTTCGCCAAAAGTCTGGATGGCCGTCTTCTGATTCTTCAATTCTTCCGATGTCTTCTTAATCTCGTTCCGAATCTCTTCCTGCTTGATTTTAGAATCCATCAGTTCCGCTTTCAACTCTGCATACTTCTCAGAGTCCTCTCCAACCTCTCTGGCACATTCGTCCAGCGCATCCTGTAAGATCTTCGTCTTGTCTGCAGCTGCTTTTGACTCCTGACCAAGAAGTTTTTGGCGCTCCTTTAAAAGATCTGTCTTATTCTTCGCGCCCTCCAGCTTCGTTTCGTTCAGCTGCAGTTCTTGATCCAGCTCCTGAATCTTATTGTCTGTCTGTCCCACGGCAGCCTTTAGCTGTTCTTCTGCTTCAGCCTGTTTTCTTGCTTCTTCTGCTGCCTTTAGCTGCTCCGCAGACAGCTGTGTCTCTGCGTTTTTTTGTTCTTCCAGTTTTGCAGATGTCTGTGAGAGTTCTTGTGAGATAGCCTCCTGTGCTCTTTTTGCGTCTGCAAGTTTTGCACTCCAGTTATTCGCTTCAATCGAGTTTTCCCCGAATATGTCTTTTGCTGCTTCCATTTTCCCGGTCAGCAGCTCCACTTTCTGGCCACTTGCCTCCAGCTCTTTCTGCAGGAGCTTTTCTCTCTTTTCCAGGGTGTCCGTTGATTCCCCAGTTCCCTTCATTTGCGTTTCATTCAGTTTTAACTCCGCACGCAACGCTTTCAATGACGATTCTGCCTGTTTCAGCCCACTCGTCAGTTCTTTCGTATCTGCTCGGAACTTTACGCTTGCTTCTCTGTTACTTAATCAATCACCCTCTCTCCAGCATCTGTTCTTCTGCATATGCCTTCCACGCTTCATATGCATATTTGTCTTCCAGGATCGTAAGCAGGGAATTATATTCCGAATACCAGAATACATCCTCACTGATTCCATTCATAATCACGTAATAGACGTACATATCTTCCACGGTTTCAATCTCGAACCGTGGAAGTCTTAAATAGCCTTTTGCTTTCTTACGTGTTACTCTTCGGAATCCGTCCCGGAATCCTGCTTTTTTGACGGCGAATACATCTCATTAATCACTTCCATGTTCTTTCTCCAGTCCTGGTCCATATTTTCGAAAAACTCTGTAAACGACATGCAATCTTCGTCCTGATTTGCATTTTTGTAGGCAGCATACAAAAATTCCGCTACTTCAAGTGCGTCTTTATCATTTACACCTTTTACTAAAACCTTGCTTAATGTCTCATATGATTTTTTATCACTTTTTCTTAATGTCAACATAAGAATAGGAGCGGTGGACATTGCCACACACTCCCCATTTGTAAGTTCGTATTCCTCATAATTAATCTTAGGATTCTTCATCTACATTTTCCTCCTCGCCAAGAATGCGTTTGATCAATTCTTCTTTTTTGCCCATGGAATCAACTCCCATTTCTTCTGCTTTCTTTCTCAGTTCGTCTACCTTCATCTTTTCGAGTGTAGATCTGGTAAACTCGTTCGGAGCTTCTTCTGATGTTTCCGGATGCTCTGTAGCTTCTGCTTCTACCTCTACTGCTCCAGCTTCTGGTTTGGTCGCTTCCGATGTCTGCACCTCTTCCGTCTTCTCTTCTACCTTTTCCACCAGTCCGTTCTTTTTGGCGTTGATTTCATTGTATCTTTCTTCTGACATCTCCACAATTTCACCCGCGAACCGGATGTCTCCTGTGTATTTGTCTCTGAATTTCTGTTTTACTTTTACTTTCATGAATTTCTCTCCTTACGCTGCTACTGTAGTAACAAGTTCTCTCGAGAACTCTTCCATCCACTTCTGTTTTACGGTATCATCTTTCAGGTCGTTCACAACCGCTTCATATAAGCCTTCGCCGTGTTCATCCGGCATGACTGCAATTTCCAATTCCAGCATAGCGATATCTTCTGAGTCATTATCCACAGATCTCGACAATGCCGTCTGGATTGTACAGTTTGGATAAGCCTTGAATTTTTCATTGTCGTCCTCGTCCAGAATTAACGCTGTTACACACGCTACTGCGTGCAGTGAATTTGACCCGTAGGCGATTACTCCGTCTTTTAACTCTGCGCGAATCATTCCGTACAAGTCTGCCAGCATATCCTGTGGAGCATATGCAGAAATTTTCAGTGTTCCGTTACCTGTTCCTTTTGTCCTGGTCTTTAAGGTTTTTGAACCACAGGACTTCGTTCTGGTTTTACATTCCATTTCTTCTTCCAGTTTCCCCACGCAATCCAGAACGTCTGCCTTTGTTGCAGCTCCGATCCGGATTCCAAGCTTTTTAATTTCGACTTCTGTGAAGTCTGTTTCTCTGATTCCAGCCATTTTATGTTTCCTCCAATCGTTTTACTAATTTGTCAATTACCCCGTTCACAATCTCATCCCCGGCTTTTTCAGCACCACGGAACATGAACTGCTGGTCCCCCCGGTGACGTCTTGTATTTGATCCATCGTCCGGAAAGTACAGGTAATGATAGTTGCCTTTTGTGTATACCTTTACCGCAAGATTTTCCCCCTGTATCCGGAATGGATCCGTCTGTGAGGCTGCTGCTTTCTTTCCGTTCCATGTTCTACCGGATACCGGCAAGATTGCCCGGATATACTCTTTTATCTTTTTCCCGCCCTCGTTCGCCAGATAATCGTTTATGATCTGCTCTGCAACAGATCTATCGGAATATTTTTCGATCGTTTGTGCGACCTTATCAAATTCTTTTGCATCCAGGTAGAAATAACTCATCGGCTACACCTTTTTTCCGTTTTTCCAAATTCCATCGTGCAGATTTCTACAATACACTCTCCTGCTTTCTGCACATAATCGTATGCCGTGTCGGTATCTGAGATTTTGAATCCAAGTGTTTTCATCTTTTCGATCACCTGTTTCTCCAAGTCTTCTGGGATGTACTCTTCTTTCACAATCGCAACGAAATAACGCCTGGTTATTCCACCCTTGCTTTCTGACTTTCCCGCTCTCCTTTTTCCGAACACGATGCAGTCCCAGTTCTCGCGTCCTTGGAACCTTCCGGCACCGTAATATACATCCGGCACGATCTCTTTTAAGGCTTCTTTAATTTTGTCTTTCAATTTTCCTTACCTCTTCCAGATAGAAATACAACTCACGGTTTTTCTTATCGTGATCAACGTAGATAATCGCATAGATCACATTATTAATTACCACATTGTAATCGCTATCCGGTGGTATAAGATCCGGGGTTGCTATCTTAGTTGTCAGATTTGCTCCGTGCTGTTCGGCAAATTCAATGTCTTGCTGCCTTTTTGACTTTTCTGTGAAACACAAAAAGCCCAGATATTCTAAATCATCTAGGCTTTTTACATTCTTTTCCACGTCTTTTTTGCGATAAATTTCGGCAACTCCATCCCCGTAATCATTCAAGATATTCTTCGCCATATTTTACCTCGTATTTATGTCTTGCTGTAATAATATCGTTTCTGTAATTCTTATCGAATTCACATGCTATCTTGTTCCACGCATACCAGCTATACTTTAGTAGCAGCATTCGGGCGAATCCCGGTTTCGTAAAATCCATCTGATCATCTTCATGCATTCCAAGTTTGTGCATCATTATTTCAATGGCATCTTCCGTTATATCCGTAATTTCCTTCTCTGTATCATCATTCGCCCAAGTTATCCGGCATTCTCTTTTTACTGCTGCTACAAGTTTTGCTTTTTCTTCTTCGCCCATAGCTTATGCCGCTACAACGGTATCCGCAGTTTTTACAGTTACATATGCCGGATCCAGTTTGCTAATGTCCAGGACAATCGCTACTGTGTTATCGTATGGGCGGCCATTTCCGTGAAGCTTAATCTTATATGTTCTCGCGTCCTGAAGGAATTTGAATTCATCGGAATATTCAATCTTTCCGTCTTTGCTTTCTCCAAGTCCGAAGAAATACTCTTCCGGCAGACACAGGATAGCCTGTCCGGTTTTCACTTCATTCGATCTCACAACTTCTGTCGGGAACGGGAACAAATCTCTGGCGTATGTTCCGCCTGTTGTCAGTGCCGTAGTTGCCGGCATGATCTTGTTCAGATAGTCTACCTGGTTACAGATCATCAGCACTTCATCAAAACTTCTCATACGTCCTTTTTCTGTGACTGCCAATTTTGCCACAAGTGGTCCATAATTTGCCGGGAGGAAATTTGTTACCTGGATTGCTGTTTTTTCCGGATATCCGGTTGATGTCGAAAAGTTTACTCCCTCGTGGATATCTCTGTTCAGTCCGACCGGTTCATCTTTTCCACTTCCTGATACGATTGCTTTTTCGAGTGCTACGTATAATGCCTCCTTCAGGATTGTACGGATATAGTTATCCAGGAATGAAGGTCCGAGATCCAACATATCCTTTGGGATTACCGCATAAGCTGTCAGCTTCAGCAAGGTAATCTCTACACCCTTAAATGCAGATTCAATCTCCTGTGTAATCTCACCATTAATCTGTCCCCAAGCTGCCTTCTGTCTTGTATGATCATTTAACAGCCATTTGGTGAGATATTTTACATTTTGGAATGTAATCTTTTCTAACAATGGATGTTCTTCCAGCAGATTTCTGTACACATCCTCGATAATAGTTTCCGGCATTCCGCCATCCGTTGTGATCAGATCTGCGAATGCCTGTTTTGGATCACTTGCCTTTCCGGCTTTTGCAAGATTCTGATAGAACTCTGTCTCTTCGCTCGTGAGCTGTCTGTAACCTCTCTGAGCAAGTACATTCGTATCAGTGCTGTACATTTCAAAGTCTGTCTTTACCTTTTCTGTGATGGCGTCAATCACCTGTCCCCAGGCTTTTTTCCCTTCCTCTTCGTTTCCGCTCTGCAGTGCGCTCTGCAGAGCCGCCACTGCCTCTCTCTGTTTTGTGTCCGCAATGTTTCCTAACATTCTTTTTTCTCCCTTCTTTTTTTACATTGAAAACATGTTAAAAAATGTCTGCATAGAGACATCTTTTTCTTCTTTTTCTGGCTTTGTCAGTTCTTCGAATTCTTTTAACTGGTTCGAGAAATTCGACTGTTTAATCTTGTCTCTCATTTTTCCAATCTCTTTCGATGACTGCATTGCCCCGTCAAGTTCTACTGTAGTACGTCCAGCAATCTCATCAACCATGCCAAGTTCCAGCGCACGATCCGGATCAAGTAGTGTCTCTTTATCCATAATGTCTTTTAATTCTTCTTCCGTGATCTTTCCGCCACACCGATTTAAGAAAAGTGACCTGGAAGCTTTCATCCAGGCATCCAGGTTATCTGCCTGACTTCTGAGTTCATCTGCATTTCCTGCAGCTACCGTCCACATATTATGAAGAAGCATGGCGGTTCCCTCCCCCATTACACGGTGATCGCATGCCTGGAGAATCGTGGCGGCGATACTGTTCGCCACTCCGTCCACATAACCTGTCTTGTATGCTTTGCATCGTTTCAGGTTCGTAAAAATGGCAGTTCCTTCTTTTACAGATCCACCATCCGAATTGATATACAGTTCAATGGTGTCAGAATCTGACACGCCCTCTAATAATTCTCGGAAATGGTTTGCCGAAGTCTCAGACTCGTCATACTCCCATGTTTCCCAGTTGAAGTCTCCTTTTGCTTTTACTTCGTCATACAGATAGATTTTATGTACTGTCCCCGCCTGCTGGTGTGCAAAGCAAATTCCACCGATCTTATTCATCCTCCTCACCCCCTTTCACAGCTGTCCTTGTATCATCTGCTTCCCTGAAGTTATTCGTAACGTAATACGTTTTGCTCCACGGTGTGTTTAATGGTACCAAGCTTAATTCCTCCCTTGCTTCGTCTGTATTTATGATTGCTGAGCCGATCAGCTTCTCTACATTGGCCGCAGTCTCAAACAGGTCTCTGTGTTTGATTCCTCCGGTGTAACACTGATAATAATTCCCGTTCATGTATTCATAGACGGTCGCGCGCTTATTCAGCACTTCCGAAATGGTATTTGCTAACGGGTTCACGCCAAACGTCAGGAATACGTCACACACCTCTTTCAGGTTCGTGATATTTCCCATCATCATTGACATTGGAATTTTAAAAGCCTGTCCGACCATCTCAAAAATGTCTTTGCGGATATTCACGAAATCATCGGAGGTTTTCGGGGATTTTACTGATTCTTCTATCAGTTCCTCACCAGCATACTCCACATATGTGGCGTATTCATTTTCCATATAATCTTTGATGTTTTTTGCAATAACTTCTTTGAATTGTTTTTGGAATTCTTCATCCCCGGCTTTAATTGCATCTACCTTATACTTGAATTTTCTTCCATTCGTATCCTTGAAAGTTCTTGCTGCCGTTTCCAGGAGCTTCCCGTATTCCCGGTACACTCCATCGATCAGCGTCTGTGCACATTCATCCTCCATTCGGAATAAATACACTTCGTCCGCCCTGAACGTCCGGTTGAGCTGTAATCCCCCAGGCAACACAATACCGCCATAGATATTCCCGAGAACCGGCCTTTCCTGCACGATCGTGAAGTCTTCCGCGCAATGCAGTTCACCATTTATCTCGACCACCAGTGCGCCTTTCTTCGTTCGTGTCATTTTTCGGATTACTCTGTGCCAGAAATAATTGCTGTTTTCGTTTTTGTTTGGCGCTACGTTTAACAGGTAATAATCCTGATCTTTTACAGGTTTTCCCTTGTTGAACACTCTCATTTCTGCCATGCTGATTGCATTCGCCAGATAAGAGCTCGCCGTGTAGATTGCCAGTTCTTTGTAGTAGATTGATGCGGGTATATTTACCACGACCGTTTCTGCATTTGTACCGGTAACCTTAAATACTTTTTCCAGGAAGTTTTTTACTCCCATGCTATGCCTCCTAACATACTGTTCCTATCCTGTTCTTGATAATTCTTCTCTGCTTGATTCTTTCTTCATCCGTGACTGCTGCCGTGAACGCCATAAAGCCGTCCGTTTTTCTGGAACGCCCTTCTATTTTTTCGTACGTGACGTTACCTTTCTTGTCCGTCACTGCTTTTACATTCCATGCATACCAGCGCATGATCTTGCTGGTTCCCCAGGCAACCAAACCGCGTGCAAACATGTAGCCGATTACCGGTGCGACCTTCATCTGGTCACTTGGTCGGATCAGCTTCAGATTCTTCTTTTCGTCAGAGAATCCTATCTTCTTCAGTGCGTCTCTCATCCATGTCTGTCGGAAGTTGTCCATCACCACGGATTCAATTTTGTACAGCTTTGATTTTTCTGTCAGCCAGTCTGTTATATATTCTGGGTCAATCTCGACATCATTTACCATCGTCAGTACTCCTTCTTCTTCCGCTTCTTCCAGTGGATATTTTACCCTTGCCAGATCCCGTGATTTCGTGCACACCCATGTATGATGTATCCAGTAACGTTTGTTCTCAATTTTGAATAATAATCCAGCTACTACAAAGTCCTCTGTTTTTGCATAGTCAATTCCTGCTACACAGGAATGGTTGCGAAGATCCGGGAGACTTCTTGTCGCTTTTTCAAGATTCTCCCAGTCCGTCACACAATACTGCGTTTGCCCTGGCGGCCGGTTCATTCGTTTAGTCATAAAAGCGGTGTGATTTACCGGATCTAGTTTATATTCTTCGTATTCCATCCGCATTTCAGTTAAAAGCGTTGGAAAGTTTTTCAATGACGGGTTTGCTTTATGCCATTTTTTTTCGTCATGTACTTCTTCTGGATCATCCAGCCAACAGATGAATGGCAATTTCCCATTATCCGGTATTTCGCCTTTCAGGATTAACAGGCAGGTGTCCAGCAGTTCATCCAGTGGACCATCCCGGATATCTCCCTGTGTAGATATTACCGTTCGTCTTGGGAAATCTTTTTTTCCAAGTCCTCCGGTCGCTACCTCGATCAGATCATAATCTTTATACGCATGATATTCGTCAAAATCCACTTTCCCCGGTCTGCCTCCGTCTTTGGTTCCTGGAGCACGGGTGTGGTATTTGATTTCTGACCTTGTTTTAATGTTGGTGATACATTCCAAATTCCATTTGAACGAATTCTTAAAGAATTTTTCATTGTCCTCAAGAATATTATGTATATCCTTGAATGTTGTCCTTGCCTGTTGCTCCGATGTGGCGAATATGTCAATGTTGTATTCTCTAACTCCATTGACCGGTGTGATCAGTGCGAAATCCTCGAACGCAAGATACCCATTCTTCCCCGCCCCACGTCCAACCAAGATGATCAGATACGGGAATCTTAGCTGTCCATCTTCTCTTTTGTACACACAGTTGTGTAATGCAAAGCAGAACTGCTCCCACGGTAACAGCTTGTAAGGGAAGTACTTTTGTAATCCCAGGTATCTTTCTAATTGTTTTTCATCTACATAGACATCTTCCTCCGTGAATACTTTTTCCACAAAATCACAAAGAAGCAGCTGTTCTTTACACACAACTGCTTCGTCGCTTCTTACGAATTCAATATACTGGTCAATCTGTTTACAGATCTTCATCGATTACTTCATTTCCTGTTGGTTCATCCGTCGTCAGTCCTAACTCCTTCAGGATGCTCAGCATCTGCTTTTCTACAGCCACCAAATCTTTTACGGACTGGTTTTGTTTTGTGATCTCGAATCCGTTTGCAGAAAGTGTCTTGTACGACACTCCACGTTCCTTTATGTCCTCTTGTAGAGCCTTTTTTGTGTCGTAAAACTCCATATAATCATCAATTATGTCCAAAAAATGTGCCGTTTCTGCGCCTTTTGCACGCAATTGTTTGATTAAACTGGATTTAATTTTTTCTTTGATTTCGTCCATTTCGCGGGCTTTTTTCGACTTTCGCGCCATATATTTCACCACCAACTTTTTTCCATTTTTTATCACGCGCGAGTCAGCGTGGTTCAGGCGTGCCCCCTACCCGTTGTAAGCGTCCCCCACAGATTTAGGGTATAGGGGGTACCGGGGGTACCTTTGTAAAAAATTTTTCGGAATACATTCCATCCACATCGTCCAACACAATGAATCTGTTACAGCAGGACGTTCGAACCTCCAGAACCTTGTGTTCCTTCTCTCCGAACAGCTTCGTATATCCATATGCTATTGCTCTCCTGTATCCGTGTCCCGTAAACGTAACACGATCTCCAACCTTTATCTCTTCCTCTACCATCGTTCTTCGTTCACCTGTTTCACCTTCCTGTACTTCATCCTCTCGTGTGCTCTGTCGTGGCAGTCGTGACAGAGTGGTATCAGATTCCTGTACTGTTTTCCTCTGTACTCGTAGAACTCACACAGTGCAAGCTCCGGATGTGTCTTGACATACTGTACATGATGTACCGTCTCAGCCCTTGATACCTTTCCTTTCTCTTTGCACCACTGGCATTCATGATGGAACTCATCCAGTACTTTGTTCTTTAATATGCCCCACTCTTTACTCTTATAGAATCGGTACAGCTTATTCTCTTCTATTAGTTTCTCTATCTCTTGTTTTGTCCATTTCATAATTGCTGGAACAGGATTCGAACCTGTGTCCTCCGGCTATTAAGACCGGCGTGCTTCCTTTCCGCACTCTCCAGCTCTACTATAACCGGCAGTCACAACGTCTCTGATCTACCATCAATAACGTCTTGTGTCTGCCTTTGTAACAGCACTCCCAGTGATATTCTTTTCCCTGATTTGTGTAGATCCTTTTGCAAAACTCACAGTCTTTACACTTGGGAATCTGCTTCTCCCCTTCTCTTCTATTGCTCATATATCCTGGACAGCTTTCCTCTGCAGGACAATGTTCTTTCTTGCTAAGCTTCCAGTAATGTATACAGCCTTTGTTCTTACACGTAACTAACATAATTCCTCCACGAAAAAGAGCACTCGGATTTCTCCAAGTGCTCTCTGCTTTATTCCTCTGCATACAAAAGGGTGGCCGCAATCTCTTGACTGCTGCCACCCTTCGGGTGAGTATGTTCTTTGTTCTTTTTCTTGATGCTACCATAATAACACACTTTCTTGTATCCTGAGTCCCCCTCTTTTTAAATTTTCTTTGACATCAGATAATAAAACTTCCTTCTTCGCTCATAATACATCTTTTTCCCGCATGGAATCTTTTTGGAATCTCTTAAGTATCTATATGTTGCATAGTCTGTCGTAACCCCTTCCAGGATCCACGGATAGATTACTGCGTCTGCTTCGATTGCTGTCTGTTCAATCCGTTTACATTTTTCCTCCAGCTCCATACGTTTAATAGCCAGGTGTTCCGTCTGTGACGCCTGGCTTGGACTTCCTTTTCCTTCCTGACCATATTGCATGGCTTTTATGGTATTTGTAAGTTCTGCGAGTTCTCTTCTCCATTCCGGATACTGTAAGCAATGGTATTTGATCTCCAAAAACCTATTCGTATCAATACCGTACTTATCTTTGTTGATTGGTCTCATTTTCAACTTTAAATTTCCTCCCTGTCCGTCTGTCTTTTATTATCAAGATATCAAATCCGAACAGACTTGCTATATCCTGTAGATCAGTCAGTGCTCTGCGCATGTGGTAGGGCATCTGGTTGTATCTGTGCAGTGCTTTGTCTGCTGTCGGATCTTTATAACCTTCATGGTTCATAGTTCTCCTTTCCGTGATTCACGCATTGTTTTATACATTTTTCAATTTTATCTTTGCACGCTTCACAATATTCTTTCGGTCCATACATATCTTGCATCGCCTGTCTCATGTTATGTTCGTACGCTTTTGCCGTTCCGCCTGGTCCGTCACATCCTGCGTATATTCTTATTGTGTAATACGTTGCGCCTATCGGCATCCCGCATCCGTCACATATATGTTGTCTCATTTCATTCA